CAGTCGGAGAACATGACCAGGATCCTGGATGTCACGTTGTCCTGGAACCCACCGGAGATGGGCACGTTGGCATCGTTGACGGCAGCCGGGATGCATCGGATCGACGTCCCTTCCCAAATGAACATGGGAGCCCCCAGCATTTGCTGGAGCACCGCCATACCCTGCTGGAGACTGGATCCGATGGTGGTCATCAGGCGGTAAAGTAAGTGCCGGAGACTATGAGCCGGCTGGTGGCCTGGAGATGCGGGGCTAGGCTATCGGCGGCTCCGTTTTCAAAGTGCGACAGCTCGAGGTAGCTGGTGCCGGCGATTAGCCTGGCGATGATTGCAGTCTTGGCCTGGTTGGTTCCGTTGGTCAGCCACACCGCGGCGGCGGCCTCGTAGGTGACGGGGTCGGGCAGCGACAGCCGGAGGTTGCCCGTTGCGGATCCGGTCACCGAGTTGACGGTGACGTCCGCGGTGAAGGTGGTCACACATCCGATGGTAGTGTGCCGCGCGGTGTTGGTGGTGATGCTGAAGGTGCGGCCACCGCCGGAGTCGATGAGGGTCGGCACCCAGGTCGTCGGTGTAACCAACGGCAGGGCGGCATACAGCTCGTCGAAGTTGTCGTTTATCTTCTCGCCGGCGCCGCGGAGGGTGTCCCCGGTGTTGTCGTTGGCGATGGTGCCGATGTTGATCGTTTGCTGGGCCATAGTTTTATTTCTTGGGTAGGACGTACCAGCCGGCCGGGAGGGTCACCCGGGATGGCCCGACCAGCTTCTTGTCGGCATCGAAAGCATAGACGCTGGCCTTCACCGGCTTGGCCAGCATCACCGGATCACCGGAAGGGACCAGGACCACCCGTGTCACCTGGCAACCCAGGCAGATCGGCAACACGAGCAGCCAGATCATCCTTGAGATCATCAGGTGCTTTGCCGTGTTGAACATCGGTGGGTGGTGTTGCTCGCAGGAAGTCGAGGATTGCCCGAAGGATCTGGTAGATCCAGTTCACGCCTTGGGGTCGATGGTAGCGGTCTTGTCGGCATCCTTGGCCCAGATCAAGCCAATGCCAGCGGTTACCGCGGCAATAGTGGTAGTCAGGTCGAGGTTGGTTGTCGGGTCGTTATCGAAGACAGCCTTCAAGGCTCCTCCAATAGCAATCAGGATTGCACCTACACCAGCGAGAGTTGTTTTCGTGTTTTTCATTTGGATTTGAACAGCCTATAGGCTCCGTAACAGGCGCAGGCTAAGCCAATGAGCGCAGTGATAAGCTGAACCCAGTCGGTAAGCCACGGAATAAACGAAACAGCGGTGGCACCTGCCGCTGCTGCAAGGCTTAGTCCAGGGCTGGTGCTGCTGTTCGTTGGTTCCATTACTCGGATTTAGGCTGTGCTGCGTTGAGGATGATGTCTGCCAGAGGAACGCCAACCTTAGCGTTCTGATAGCCACCGGCTTTGATTGCAATGTCGATGAGTTGGAGGAGGCTGTTGGCCTGCTCCTGAGTGAGTTCGATCTTGATCATGCGGCGGAAGTATCGGCAACCACCACAGGCTCCGCAACCACAACCGGAGGCGGCACCGGCACCCACGGCAACGGCAGCGTCACCACGGGCGGATCGATCTGATTCTCGATCTGCGCGGTGACGTTGGCCTCGATGGCCGCTTGATCGACTCCGTTAGCGTAGCACCAGCCAAGCACCTGTTCCTGCGTCAGGTCAGGATATGGCGTGAAGTCACCAGACGGCGGAGCGAACGAGCAGGAGCCGTAGCAGGTGCCGCTGTATTGATCCTGAGTGCCGTTGCATCGCCAGTCGGCGGTGATGACGACATTCGTTTCAGAGCCTTCGGTGGGCTTAACGAGAAGGCGTTCGATGATCCAGAGGATGGTCATATTGGTATTTGTTAGGCCAAACGAAGTACGTTAAACTGAATGGCTTGATTTACGCCGCTTGTTTGTGTGACTTGAACATCTGCTCCACTAAGAGTAATTGTTAGATTTAGGGCAGTAGAAATAGCTGTGATTGCAGCAGTTCCACCAGATACCTTAACAATAGAAACAGCGTTGTAATTAGCTGGAGCAGAGCTTCCTGTGATATAGGCAGTCACCATCAATGTTGATTCAGATGGTGCAGCAAACATTGTGGTTGGAGTTGCAGTAGCAATCGACCCTGTAGTTCCAATTAGCGTTGAGAATATTCCTGCTAATATTTTAGCAGTGTTTGAAATGCTACCGCCGGAAAGAGCCGTCCCCACGCCGACGTTGCCGCCAGACGGCTGCAAAACGAGCGGAAACTGAACACTGTTCGCGGCATTTGCGGCTTGAAGATTGAACTGGTACGGAGCGGAAAGCGATTGTTGTCCAAGCAAACCGGCACCAAGCCCAGCCATCTGACCAAAGCAGAACGTAGCGTTCGTCCGGTTGATCGTGTCGTTAGCGACTTTGTAGACATCCAGCGCGGCAACAGGACTGTTGAACACGCCCAACCCCGTAGAGTTGAGGGTCATTCGAGTGCCGCCTGCGCCGTCTGCCCATGTGAATACACCAGAAGCAGCAATTCTGTATTGCTCGACACTGTTCACACGCAGAACCAAAGGATCGGTAGTAATGGTTCCAAGAAAAGCAACATTGCCAGAGGAAACAGCTCGAAGCGTGGTAGTTCCATCACTGAAATTAGCACCACCAATAACGTGGAGTTCAGCAATAGGACTCGCCGTACCAATACCCACCCGATTGTTCGTCGAATCGACCTTCAGCGTCGAGGTGTCCACCGTCAGATCGCCGGTGATGGCGGCGGAGCCAGCGGTAACGAGTCCGGTGACAGTCAGTGCTCCACTCGCGGTTGGCGAGGATGAGAGGATGTTGTTTGCGCTGATGCGTTTGGTGGTACCAGATGCGGCCATCGACGTATCAGATACATCGACCACCGGAAACATATCGTTGACTGGATCAGCAGCCGTTAAGGCTGTTAGTGCTGTAATCTTTGAGTCTGCCATGGGTCAGTTTGATTGAATTTGAAGTTTTCCGTCGTCCTCCCGAAAGAGAAAACCAGCGTCCTCTCTCAGTAAGGAATCAAAGGTGCCGAACGTGATTACGATTTTTCCGATGCCGTCCTCCTGCAGGATGAAGAACTCGTCCTCCTGGAGAAGGTCACGGCGCAGCACAGGCAGGTCGGTGCCACCGGCTTGACCCGGGAATAACCTATTCAGTGCTATGCCGTTTGCGATCATTTAGCTGCGGGCAAGGAAGGCCACCACGCTGCCGGAAGAGATTTGAAAGCCGGTGATATTGCCCACCAGCGGAAACCCAGCCGGGATGGTCTTTGAGGTCCAAGTGCCGGAGATCTGGTAGCCAGTGATGGACGTAAACACCGTCGGCTCAGTAGGAATCAAGCCAGCCCAGTTGCCGGTCTGAGCGGCGGTGCTGGTAATGAGCGCGAAACCTTCGCGTCCCATTGAATACTCAGTCGAAATGTCTGCTTGGACGGCCATAAAATTGTGTTTCGGTTAAAGGGGAGGTCACCAGCGTATCCAGCGACCTCCCCAGTTTTGGTTTGTTAACCCTTACGAATCTTCGGTGCCAGACTGCCCTGTATCCACAGGATCAGTTTGCCTCCCTCGGGAATAGTCGCGGTGTTGAAGGCGGTGCGCTGGAGTGACGCATCGACTTCGGGGCCGGCGACAATCTTAGCCTTGTCGTTTCGGTCCACCGAGATGGTTGTGGCGATTCTCATGGGTAACCTTAAGCGGTGACCAGAACTTCGGCCTGGGTCGTGTCCGCGGCCGCGGCGCCGAACATGATGTCGTAAGACGCCATGTGAGCGCGGGAGGCGCGGCTGTACCAGACGGAGAGCAGGCAGCTCAGGCCGTTGGCGGTGGTGACGGCGCGTTGCTCGAGGAACTCACCGGCGATCATGCCGACCGGGAGGCCGGAGGCGATGGCGATGGCATCAGGGCCGCAGACGAAGCCGGCGGTGTTGGTCTCGGCAGAGGTCCAGCGGTTGTTCTCGGCGACCACGTCGAAGCCGAACCGGCCGTTCGCCAGCAGCTCTAGGCGGC